AAAACCATGTCAAATGATAGTGTTTTTACTAGTTATAGTTTTCTAACAAAAAGTGCAAATCCTATTGTTGGGTCAACACATGCGATGTCAAAAATGTTGGAGGGTGTGGTTCATGGATATGAAAGTGAATGGGAATTCAATGAATGGGCAGCCGCAAGTACTATTTTTGGACTTGGTATGTTAATTCCATATGGTGCAGCCGCTGGTACGTATCAAACTCTTAGCCAAGTGGCAGGACAATTTGTTTTTGATTATCTTGTTGGACCATTTGTTAGAAAGGTGTTATTAATTGAATTAACCAAATCATTAATTGCAAGTATAAATCTTGTTGCTGGAGGTATTTTTGCGGCATTTTTACTCTATAGCATTTTAAAATTAATTTTCACAACCAGAACAATTGTATTTAGAGAACCTTGTAAATTATTTTTACATCATTTCACAAACAAACCATATATTGAAATTAGTACTTCAGGTAACGATACCATTCTATATAGGGATTTACAATTAACTACGATTAATAATGGATATTATTGTGATGGGGTTTACTATTATCAACAAGTTGGTGGAAAAATAACATCAAAAGAGTTGTCATTTACAAACGCTGTCGTTGAGGAAGACCCGTTAACATTTGAATTTCAATATTCAATTAAAGTAGACGACCCGACGTTAGTTACACATTTTAATAAACTAACAGTTTTACCATATACTAGTGGTAAACCAATACCATATTGTGGGACAGGAACAATTTATTATAACGATACAACATTAACACAAACAATTAATAATAGTTGTTGTGATTTAGAAATTGGACAGTCAACAACATTAACTGTACAATCTGGAACTGAATTTAGTTGTATAAGTCAAAATGACGCCAACGCAAAGGCCACAAAGAAACTTAATTCATTAGTTGCGTATGCACAAAATACTGGAAAATATTGTACACCACTAAGTGAATACCAAATCGGTGTTTTAGATTCATATTTTACACATGAATTAAAAGTAGAAACAAATCCAACAAGAGTTAGTGTGTTTTATGATTCCAGAACAAGTGGAGCAATTATTGGTAAAAAACTATATTATGATGATTTTGGATGTCAAAAAGTATTAAATGGTTATTACGCCGTTTCAGGGTCAACACCATATAGAACATTTTACCACACAACAAATGGAACGATTGATGGAATATATGTTATGTCTAATTCAAACAGCACAACAACCACAACAAATGAACCAATTGTAACAACAAATACAGATTATTCAAGTAATTGGTATATGTCAGGAACTGATAAAAATTCAATACTTACATTTACTAACTCAATTGAAGCACAAAAAGGATTTGACCCAAATAGTCTATACACAAATACGTCACTTAAAAAAGGATTTATAAAAACACCAACAACATTTGATGATTTTCAATTATATACAGGATTCACTACAACATCATATAGTGAGGCTGCAACAGGTTGGTATCGACCATTAATTGATTGGATAGACAATGATGCATTTTACTATCATAAAACTGAAACAATATCAATTAATCTTAGTGAATTTTGTGGTTACCAAACTTCAAGTGCTACAAGAGGTTTTTATATTATTGGTAAGTCTGGTGGTAATGATAGTGCACTACATAATCCTGTAAGTATGGTTGTGAAAGCATATACCACAGGTAATGTATTAACGGGAACATTTAATGTTACATCATCCGCATCTGAAACAAAAACATTTATACCTTTTGGTAGTCAGGTTAATTTTAATGAACCAATTACAAGTTTAGTTTTAGATTCTATAACATCTGAAAATCCAAAAAATAAAATAACATATACTATCGGAACAGGTTCAACATGTACGGTCACACAAACATGTAATTTAACATTGGCGTTCACGTCAACGAACCCAACAAGTGGTAATAATGGAACCGCAACGGTTACTGTTGCAAATGGTACCGCACCATACACATACGTTTGGTCAACCACTCAGACACCTGAGGTGTCTCGTACGCAAGCTGTGTCATCACCAACAAACACAATTACGGGATTATCGGCTAATACTGTTTATACAGTAACGGTAACTGATGCAAATAATTGTACTAAAACAGGCACGGTTACAACAGGTCAAAATACATTTACATTTGATGCTGATTATATAGTATTAACTTATCAATTTACGAATGGTCGAGATTTGGATACAAAATCTAGAGTTGCGTTACCTAATATTGGACAAACAACCACACAATCGTATGTTGGTTTTGGTAGATCAAGTCAATGGCCAACGTCAGGAACACCAATTATCAGATGGGGTGGTGATAATCAAGGAACTGGTTATGAATCCGTTTTAGTTAATTTAGTTAAATTTAGACAAGACTATCCAAATGAAACTAGTGTTGTAATAGATTTAAGGGCGTATTGGTATGGTACAGTTGGAACTAATCCTGTAAATGTAGCGGCAACATTGTATAAGGGTGGAACAATAACTGGACCATCTAACTTTGTATTCACAAACACAACTTTCACTTCTAAATACAATATTACTTCAGTATCTAAAGTAATAACAAGCACTAATAGAAATGATAGTGCAGAAAGAGTTGCAACTTTAACCTATAATTTAACAACAAATACGGGTACATTTAATAATAGCGATACAACAACACCTTCAATATAATATGGAAATAAAAGAAATGACTAATATATTATATAACACAATTGATGTGGCAAATAATATTGAAATACAAAATATCAATAATAAAGAGTATAGTATTTTTAAAGCGGCAGAATCCGAGGACTACATGGTTTGTTTATTTGATGATGAAAATAGTTATAATAGTGATGTTTTTCACACAATAAACGAGTGTTATGATTGGATAAAACAAAATTCCTAATAGGTATAGTAAATGAGATATTTTTATGTAAGAATTGATGTGGGATTTTCGAATAGTATATATAGTATCTACTATACGTTACCGCCTGCAGGAAATCTTGCATTATTATTTAATCCACAAGGTAGTACATTAGTTGCAACAGGATTAACATATACTCAATTAGTAACAGGAAATGGAGTTTTAGTTGAAATACCAAATACGGCGGAGAGAATTTATCTATATGACGCCGCTGGTAAGTTTTGTTCTGTGGGTATTGAAAATGACATTAGAATTAAATCAGAAGCAGTTCCAGAACCAACCGCGACACCAACAAGCACACCAACCCCTACACCTACACCAACGGCGAATTGTGATTTCGATATTGAATTAATTTTCATTACCGCAACTCCTACACCAACACCAACACCTACAGCGGATTGTAATTTCGATGTGGACTTGAATGTGGTTACTGCAACACCTACACCTACACCAACTCCTACAAATGATTGTAATTTTGATGTTGATTTGGACATTGTAACTGCAACCCCTACACCGACACCAACCCCTACAAATGATTGTAGATTCGACATTGATTTGGATATTGTAACCGCAACTCCGACCCCTACCCCTACACCTACTCCAGATTGTAACTTTGGTGTGGATTTAGATGTTGTAACCGCAACTCCTACACCTACACCAACACCTACTGGTGATTGTAATTTTGAGATAGATACTAATATTGTAACAGCAACACCAACCCCAACAGCAAGTAGTACACCGACACCAACTCCTACTCCGAGTCCTACGCCAAGTCCTACCCCTACACCAAGTCCAACCCCAACTCCGAGTCCTACTCCGAGTCCTACTCCGAGCCCAACTCCTACACCTACTAATGATTGTAGATTCGATATTGATTTGGATATTGTAACTGCAACACCAACACCAACGCCAACACCTACAGGAGATTGTAGTTTCGATATTGATTTAAGTATTGTAACCGCAACCCCTACACCAACTCCTACTCCGAGTCCTACAACTAATTTTGCACCAACAGATATCTTATTAAGTAATAATTCGATAAATGAAAATACTGCAACGGGTACAACAATAGGTACATTTAGTGCAGTTACGCTTGACGAAAGTGATACACACACATTTAGTTTGGTAAGTGGGTCAGGTGATACCGATAATGCGAGCTTTACTTTAACAAGTGGGGGTGCATTAAAAAATGCGGTAATACCTAATTATGAGTCGAAAACTTCATATTCAATTAGAGTTAGAACTACCGATAGTGCGGGTCAAACATTTACAAAAATTTTTACAATCAATGTTAATAATGTAAATGAAACACCATACGCATTATCATTGAGCTCTACATCAATTGCTGAAAATTCATCAATTAACACAACTATTGGTACGTTCAGTACATCCGATGTTGACTCTGGTGATACATTCACATACACATTAGTTTCAGGTTCTGGTGATACGGATAATGCATCATTTAACATTAGCGGTTCATCATTAAGAAGTTCGTCGGTATTCAATTACGAAGCTAAATCATCTTATTCAATTAGAGTTAGAACAACAGATGCTGGAGGTTCAACTTACGAAACTACGTTTACAATAAATGTAACAAACGTAAACGAAGCACCAACAGATATTGCCTTAAGTTCAGTATCAATATCTGAGAATGTTCCGACAGGAACAACAATTGGTACATTCTCAGCCACAGACCAAGAAGGTGGTGCAATGACATTTACATTACATGATAGTGCAACTTATACAGATAATAATAATTTCACAATCACATCTGGCGTATTAAAAAGTGCAGTTGTGTTTAACTACGAAACTAAGTCATCATATTCAATTAGGGTACGAGTAACTGATGGTTCAAGTTTAACATTTGACAAAACTATAACAATTAGCATTACCAACGTGACAATATCAGTAACGGCATCTGCAACTACAAATGTTACATGTCATGGAGGAAGTAACGGAGCAATAACTGTTTCAAGTGTGGTTGGCGGAACGGCAAATTACACATATTCTAAAGATGGAACAAACTATCAAGTTAGTAACATATTTGGTAGTTTAACAGCAGGGTCATATACAATATATGCTAAAGACTCATACGGCGAAGTGGGAAGTACCCCTGTAACTGTCACCGAACCTACTATTATTTCATTTACCGCAACAGGAACAAACCCAACTTGTTATGGTGGGTCAGATGGTTCGATAACATTATCGAGTGTTACTGGAGGAGTTTCACCTTACACATATTCAATTGATGGTACAAACTATCAAGCGGGAACAACATTTAGTAATTTATCAAGTGGAATATACACCACATATACAAAAGATTCAAGTGGTTGTGTTAGAACAAACACTACAGGATTAAATAGAACTCAAGTAGGTGCAACATACACACAAACAAATGTTACATGTAATGGTGGTGATAATGGTAATATAGTTGTTAGTTCACCTTCAGGTGGTCAAGGTGGACCATATTCTACAAAAATAAATGCAGGTGGTACATACCAAGTTTTAACAACATCTAGAACTTATTCAAGTTTAACTGCCGGAACATATACATTATATGTAAAAGATAGTGCCGGTTGTGAAAGAACATATTCTATCGCAATAACTCAACCAGCTGTAGTTACAATTTCATTATCTTCATCATCAGCACCAACTTGTTGGAATGGTTATGATGGTAGTATCGTTGTAAGTGCAGGTGGAGGAAACGGAGTATATGAATTTAGAATAAATGGAGGTACTTGGCAATCAAGTGGTACATTTAGTGACTTATTCTCAACAACATATAGTTTACAATCAAGAGATACAAATGGTTGTGAATCTTCAACAATAAACGTTAATATTACTAAATCGGCACCTACTGCAAGTGTATCATATGGTAATGTAAGTTGTTATGGTGGATCTAACGGTTCAATTACCGTATCAAATCCATCAGGTGGAAGTGGTTCAGGATATACATATTCAAGAGATGGGGTAAATTACCAATCAAGTGGTACGTTCAGTAGTTTAACTATCGGAACATATTCAATATACGTTCAAGACGGTGTGGGTTGTGTAAATGTTGTTACAACAATAGTAATTACTCAACCAACTGAACAAACTGCAACTATTACGGTTAACACATTAGCAACTTGTAATGGTGGTGCGGACGGAGCGATTACATTGTCATCATCTGGTGGAGTATTCCCTAAAACATATAGATTATACGCTGACACGTCAGCACCTTATAATACTTGTGGAGGAACTTTAGTTGGAACATACACAAATGTAACTTCAGGATCACCATCTGTTTCTGTTAGTAATATTGATGAATATGGATATTGTCTTGAAGTTACCGATGCTAATGGTTGTGTTACAAATAGTGGAGTGGTTAGTACTACCGCTTGTTTAGGTACTTGTTACGATATTTTTATTCCAACAAGTATGTTAACAAACAATGGTCAAGAATTATATATTGAATATAGAAAAACTAACCTCGCGTACGTTAGTCGACCTTATAGTGATTTCCCACAATCTATTGGTCCATCTGGAGGTATATTAATTAACATTTGTAGTACCATATCACCAGCATTTAGATATGGTGTTTCTGGATTCCAATTTGTTGAAGATGTTGGAATGGTAATCGGAATCGGTGGTAAATGTGATAACAGTGAATGGTGTGGAGGTGGAGACCCTTACGAAGCACCAGCTGGCGGTGGCGGAGGTGGTGGTACCACTACTTATTCGTGTAAAGATTCTTCACTTGGACCTTGTAGTGATTACACTTCACCGTGTGCATCATTAGGTTTAATGAACTGTAGTGATTTGGAAGAAATTACCTAATTTTAGTTGGGTTGTTTAACCTTTATTTGTGATATTTTATTAGTTATATTTTAGTAAAAAATATCTAAAGATATTTACTAGTGTATGGCAACCTACTTTGGAACTTTAACTGGATTCACTTTACCTTATACGAATATTTCGTCTGATACCTTACCGGGTGGAGGACAATCGTATTTGAATGATTTGGAATACGTATCGGGGGTTAAAGCACGACCATCAGGTTCCACACCATCTTTATCATTTATTGCAATAGGTTCGAGTAGATTATCCGAATTAAAAAAATATGGTACCACAGGATATACCCAAACTTTACAATACGGAACAATTAGTGGGGTAACATATACGGGTTACACGATAGATGGACTTTCATATAGAGACATGGCTAATGGATTTACACAAATCACGGGTCAAACTGCAAACTATTATTCAACAATACCTTCGGGATATACAACGGGAGACGCAACCAATTTTGCAACGGAGTATGTGATTAATAAAGTTTTAACAAGAAACGAACATTTTCTTGGATTTATTGAACAACCAAGGGTGTATTCTGACGTTTTTGTTGAGAGGGGTAAACAGGGAGTAATGGAGATGAACTTTAGATTAGGTGAAATTGATAACATGGGTGAGTTAAGTGTCTATGGAAATGGATTTTTTAACGTTAAAAAACAATAAGATTTATATTTATTAATAAAATAATATGGCAGTTGGAAGTTATGGTATAGTTAGACCGGCAGACGTTTCTCCTTCAGATGTGGATATTTTCTATCATTTCACATCGGGTAGGACAGCAACCGCACCGGTCGAATTAAAAAAATTAGTATCTGAAAAGGTTTTAACACCGGTTTTTCATAACGCAAATACTACAAATGATTCAAGTGCACCTAATAACGAAATATTAGGTGGTTTGTATAATTTAAAACTTGAGGCAAGTGACTTCTCAAAATTGGGAATTTACACTCTACACATTAGACCAAAACAAATTAGAACAACGATTGCCGATTGTGGTGTGTTAGCTTCATTACCATCTGTAAGAGGATTAGTTATTAATACTTCAAATGTTCCTACAGCAGATAGAGGTAAATTTACACCACAAGGATTAGTTGGTTATAGAGTTGAATATATAAATGCATCTGACAATAGAACAAAAATACCTAACTTTTATAGAATGGTAACATCTTCGTTTTATTGTACACCTGTAACATCAAATTTAACAAATTCATCTGATAAGGCGGTTAGATATCAATATACGGACCAAGCCACTGCATTTTTATTTGTAACATTAACACCATCATCGGCACCATCAAGTAGACCGAACGTTATTCCATTTATCGGTGACCCAGGACAAAAAATTATATTAACAAATACATTTTTTAACCCAACAACAGTTGAGGTTGAAATGGTAGAACATGATGCATCCACATTGGCACACGCACTTTATGGTGACCAAACTAAGGCTATTACTCCGGGTATTTACACAATCTACGATAACAATAAAAATATCTATAAACAATACAACCTATACGAAGTTAAGGACGAATTTAATGAAACATTATATGAGGTTCGTGAGGAAAGAGAAAGTATTGACGAAACGTTAAATTTAGATAATATCACAGAATAATGGCAGTAACAAAATACAAAGTTCCGAGTCAAGCTGCGTCAGGTGCGGAAACGTTTAGTGACAGTTTAGTTGGTAGACAAATTACCGATGGTAGTAGTCAACTGACTAATACGAACTTTGCCGTCGATAAAGTCATTCCCGAAAAGGATAGTAAAGATTTTAAAACGACACCATTTTCTGAATACATCACTTTAGATACATTAAAAGAGGAAAAGGATGCACCAACAACACAAAGTGGTAATTCAAAGAAAGAGAAGATAAAATTTAAAGCGAATTTAGACGATTCAAGTAAATCACTATTCGGTTCTTTAAAACATAGATTGTCAGTATCGGTTTCTAAAATTATAAATAAATTCCCTGCGGCAATATTGGCTGACGAAAATTCATTATATAATATTACTGATTATACTGCATATCAAGCAACTTATAATCCAATTACAAATACCACACAATTTTACACACCATCTTCTATATTTTTTAATCCATTTGATATATTAATAGAAAAACCAAAAAGTAATACCACACCTTCAACGGATAATATTATTAGAAGTTTTTATTCATCTTATAGAAAATATGTAATTGATTTTAGTGGTAACACATATAATATTGTTGGTTACACGGAAACAAATTCAGACGGTAATGTAAGGATTGGAGTTGAGGGGAATATTTTTAGTGGTACAACGGGAACCACAACAAGTTTTCTAATTAGACCAAACGATGCAATTACTGAAGAGTTCTACACTAACTTAGATGAGTTAGAAGACACATTAGTTAATAGAGAAACCACACCAAAGTACACAGCAACATTTAAAGTACCAAGAGATAGTTTTGACCAAACATCTACAAATATTGTAAATGTAGATATTAGTTGGCCGGTTTCAAAAGATAATTGGAACATACAAATTGTTGGTGTAAACTTTAATGATTACATTGAAAAGTTAAGTGGTTTAGGTGAAGAAATAGATGGATACAAATCAAATTTAATTGTGAGGTTTTTAACTGCACCACAATTATTTGAATTTGATAGTGAAGATAAAAAAGCTGAGTCAATATTTCAATTGTATGGTCAAAATTTTGATAAGGTAAAAAAATATATTGATAACATTGCTTACATGAGAAATGTAAGTTATGATAGTATAAACAACGTACCTGATTTATTATTAAAGAATTTATCACAAACACTAGGATTATCAACGGTTAATTTATTTGATGAGAAATCATTACAAGATACGTTATATTCAAGACAACAAGCGGAATACCTTGGTTTATCTTTGGGTAAAACTTTGGTTGAAGCTGAATATGAATTTTATAGAAGAATCTTAACAAACTTAGCTCATTTATATAAATCAAAAGGAACACGTTCTGCAATACAATTCTTTTTGAAATTCTTAGGTGCACCTGAACCATTAATTAAAATTGATGAATATGTTTATGACGTAAATGGTTTACCACAACAAGATTTTGAAGATGACATTGATGAGGTAATTAGAGGAACTAAAACAAATATTGTAATTACAGGATACACAGGTGGTGTATATCTTACGGGAATAACAACTGGCACAACGACATTAAGTCGAGAAGAATACCCTATAGATTCAAATGGACTACCAAGAAAAGTAACAAACTTAGACTCTGACATATATTTCCAAAAAGGAGCGGGTTGGTATGATTTAACATTAGACCATAGGTCTTCAAATATTATCGATACTGAATTATCTGTTTTAACTGGAAGAACAAAAATAATTAAAACCAAACCAAAAGATTACACTTATGGTGAAGATTATTTTGATAGTTTTAGAACATTAGATGGTTTGGATTATGGTTTCGAATTAGAACATAGAATTGATAACTTAAAAGGAAGTGTAGTTTCAAATGAGGATGAATCAAAATTAACATTAAATAGAAAAAATATAAATGTTTATTTATCTCCATCACGAGGTATTGAATTTGATGTTTATAGACAATCAAGAGACTTGTCATTAACTTTTGGTGGACAACTACAACCACAAACGGAATTAACATTTGCGGAATATTTGGATGACGTATTAAATCAATTAATTACCGAATCGCATATATCAAAATATAGTAAATCCTATTTTCCATTAGAAAAAGTTTTTAATGATTATATAACAAATACAAATTTTATACCATACAATTTTGCTTCAGTTAATGAATTTATCAATAAGATGAGTCCATATTGGATACAAGTTATTGAACAATTTATACCTGCAACAACTTTATGGACAGGGGGTAATTTAGTAGGTAATAATGTTTTTAATCGTTCGAAATACGCTTACTTGAATCCAAGATATGGTGTAAAAATATCGGAACCATATAGCAGTGATTTATATAATTGTGTTCCAATTGAACCAACCCCAACTCCAACTCCAACCGCAACCCCGACTCCAACTGCAACCCCGACACCTACACCAAGTAGTACGCCAACTCCTACACCAACGGCAAGTAGTACTCCAACACCGACGCCTACACCAACACCAAGTAGTACCTCAACTCCTATACCAACTAGTACACCTACACCAACACCAAGTAGTACCTCAACTCCTATACCAACTAGTACACCTACACCAACAGCAAGTAGTACGCCAACCCCTACACCAACAGAGAGTAGTACGCCAACCCCTACACCAACAGAGAGTAGTACGCCAACCCCTACACCAACATCGACTGATGTGGTTGAAGCCACCTCAACTCCTATACCAACTAGTACACCTATACCAACTAGTACACCTACACCAACATCGACTGATGTGGTTGAAGCCACCTCAACTCCTATACCAACTAGTACACCTACACCAACAGCAACAACAGTATCGCCTACTGCAACGCCTATACCAACAGCAACAACAGTACCGCCTACTGCAACGCCTCCCCCTACAAGTAGTCCGACTCCGACCCCAACTAATCCTTTATCAGAATGTTATATATTACAATCTGCACCTTATGGTGGGTGTACCTTTGTATTCAAAAATCAAAATGGAACAACCATAACAACAAATATACCATCAGAAGATGTTGGATTATGTTTTACTGAGTGTGTTACTGAGGTGATAAGTGATGATTGTGGGTTCGTATCTCAAGGTGTTGGTTGTCTAGATCCACAATGTGATTGTAGTCCTCCCGTTGTAACGATTCAAATTGCAACAAATAACTCATTAGATATATCCGTATCATTATCTGCAATTACTGTAAATAATGTTGCGGTAACCAATGTTTCAGGTATTGACCCTAACACAAGTGGAAATGGTGCAACAGTTGACACTAATCAAATAGGTACATATGATGTAACCATTTATTACTATGCGGGAATTGCCGGACAAAAAATAACATTTACCGATAGTAATAATGTCACATATTGTCAAAATACAACCACAGGACCTAATAACATGACATTTACTAGTGTAGTTATTAATCAATCCTCACCACCAATAATAAGTGCTGAAGATGGTACATGTACTTAAAATTAAATTAAAAAATATTTATAAAATATGAGCTTCTTAAATACAACATATTCGGCAACAGTAGCTGCAAGATTAACACAGAAAGGTAGAGACGCAATTTCAAAAGGTAATTTTGTAATAAGTTACTTTGCGGTAGGTGATTCGGAATACAATTATAGTGGAGTAACAACTCAAAGTGTATTTGCACCATTTGACAAGGATGTTAATGTAAAATATCCACTATGGTACACAAATAGTGGGTCAACATTATATGGTGTTCCGGTACAATCGTCATTCTTACAATCATGTAGAAATGTAATGGATCCAGATAGTGGGTGGACGGTAAATGTTGTATGGGATCAAAAACCAATCGGATTACCAACAAATTCAAGAGCGTTAACGGGGTATGTTAGTAATGTACACACGGGAACTAAAGAGTTCTTAGGTTATAATTCTTCATTAGGTCAAACACAAAATACAGGAACAACTATTGTTAATACAATGAACGAAATTGTGACAATCACTCCTGAAGAACAAAAATGTATTGCACTATTACACTATACACAAAGTGGTATAACCTCAGACCCATATAGATTTTTTAAATATGATGACTACATAAGTACACATACAGGAAATACCTCACCAAATTTGGTTTCAGACAAAGATTATTTTAAGGTAACAATTCCAACATTAATGTATCATAGAAATCATTCATCAAGTGCAGGTGCAACATTCTATATGAGTGGAACAACTAAACAGATGGTTTCGAATTACCACTCAAGATTTACAATTGATTATAGAGATTTAGTTGATGGTACAGGAACGACAGCAAATAGAGTTGGTAAAATATTCTTTAATCAAAAAACAATAGTTTTTGATGACGAAGAAATTGTGGCAGCATTAGACGTTAACTCAAAAAGAAGTTACACATTAACTGCACCCAAAGTAAGTGCGGTTGTTACTAACAGTCCGTTAACGGATTTGACAACGGGTAAAACAATATGGGTGACATACATGGTATCAAATGGAACTGGAAACAGTTCAAATGGTTTACCATGTAATTACTTCATGAAAGTTACAGGACAAACAACTCCACATAGTATTGCGGTTAAATTTAATAGTAACGATTTTACAAATTTAAATAACGGATATACTGCAAATAAATTTCACATTTTAGCACAAATAGTAAATAATGGTAGTAAACCAAATCCAGAATCTTGGAAATTAATGGACTTTACTACAGCCGCGGGTGGGTCATCGTTAAGTAATTTAACAGGTGGATATACTTTCACAATAGACCAATCAAGTTACGCAGCTGCGAGCACATTCTTATTATCAGATTATGTTACAGGTACCGATTACACATCGAATAGTGTTACACCATATTTTGGTAATCAAAGAACGTTCCCCGGTAATGTAAGTGTGGTAAGATCAACAGACATAGCTGAAATGGTATTCAATGCCAATTTACCAACAGGTAAGTTTACCACATCACAAAACCCAACTAAAACAGGTAACCCAAGAATTACTGAAGTTGCTTTATTAAATTCTAATAAAGAAGCGTTGGTTTTCGGTAAATTGGCAACACCATTAGAAAGAACGGGTACACAAGTTATTTCGGTTAAAATAGATTTCTAAGCTTTACATTTTGTAGTTTTTAAATTAACTTTTAATATGAGTATAGATGTAAAATTTAAAAACAAACCTAAAATTCTTGGTTTAGATATTTCAACTAAAACCATTGGGTTTGCGTTGTTCGATATATCGGGTTCTAAGTTATTGGAGTTAACACACTTTTCACCAAAAATTAAACCACAACCAGAAGATAAGATTGAGGAATTAATCAAAAAGGCAGATACTTTCAAAAAACATTTGGAAGGGTATAAAAATATGGGGATTACCCGTGTTATTATTGAGGAACCATTATTACAATCGAATAACATTTACACAATTGGAACTTTGTTACGATACAATACTTTAATTTTAAAGAATTGTTACGACGTATTGGGAATATTACCAACATTTATTTCAACATATAATTCAAGAAAATATGCGTTCCCTGATTTAGTGGGACCAAACGATAAAGGTCGTAATGTTTTATTCGGTGGATACCCAAAAGATATTGATAAGAAACATGTGATTTGGGAACACGTTAATACGGTGTGTCCTGACATTAACTGGTTGTATGGTAAAAATGGTGCACTTAAAAAAGAAAATTATGATATGGCCGATGCGGCATGTTGTGTGATTGGTTATGTTAATATGAACAAATTAGAAAAATCCGGCAACTAAAATTTTTATTTACGGATAGTTTAGGTTATATTTATAAAGATAGACGGGGAGTGTAGAAATACACTTTTGGTTGGTTTCCCTCGGAGGTGGTGTTCCGGGGGATTTTTTTTTATCAGTTATTTTACTTATATTTGTGAGTATGACCGAAAATGAAGTAGATTATTCCGCTGTTGTTGAAATCCTCGAAGATATTTTAGGGGATTACAAATCACATAGTGACTATAAAGGTCAAATATCATTTGACTGCCCAACTTGTTCTCATGATATTAAAGGATTAGAACATGGGGATGGTAAAGGTAATTTAGAAGTTAACTACAAATATGGTGTTTATAAGTGTTGGGTATGTGCAGAAACACATGAAACACACGGATCGATATATAAGTTAATTAAAAAATGGGGTAATAAGAAACAATTAAAAAATTATCTTTTATTAAAACCCGAAGACGATGAGGATAATAAAAGAGTATATAAGCCTGTAAAATTACCTAAAGAATTTGTGGCATTTAAAGATGCAAGTAATGGTCTTAAAATGACACCACAATATAAACAAGCATTTCAATACATTAAAAAAAGAAACATTACTGATGTGATGTTACAAATGTATAGTATTGGATTTTGTTATAGTGGTGAATATGAAAATAGAATCGTTATACCATCATATGATTTAAATCATAACATAAATTATTTTGTGGCACGTTCATACTTGTACAAACCCAAAATGAAATATAAAAATCCCGAAGCACAAAAAGAAATACTCATCTTTAATGAATACTTAGTTAATTGGGATGAAACAATTTATTTGGTTGAGGGTGCGTTCGATAGTATATTCATACCAAACTCAATACCTATGTTAGGTAAGTTTATGAGTGAATATTTGTTTAGCGTTTTATACGAGAAAGCAAAAAAAATAGTAATAGTGTTGGACCCCGATGCGTGGGAGGATGCTGAAAAGTTATACCACAAACTTAATTGTGGTAAATTAATGGGAAAGGTTTGGATTGTGAAATTAGAAGGAGATAAAGACATTGCCGATTTACAGGGGGACCTAACCAATTATAAATTAAAACAACTTGATTAATATGAATTTAAACGATATCTCATTAGAGATTAAGGATTTATTAGAACAAAGAAGAAAAGAAATTGAATTAACTTTTATTGAGGAAGAACACATCTATTTTATGAAAGATGTGGATGGAGTGGTGAAGAAAAATTTCCCGTCAGTATCTAAGATTATTAAGAAATTTCATAAACCATTTGATGCCGAAGGTATGGCATTAAAAATGTCTAAGGGTGATCCTGAGGGGCAAGCAGAATTGCTTGCGGAATGGAAACGAGCTGGTGACCTATCAACTAATATGGGTAGTAGAGTACACTTTGAATTGGAGAGTGATTTAATTAATCGATTTGACAATTACAAAGAAGTGAGAAAACCAATATTCGAAATTAATGACGAACAACAACGTAAAAGTGATAACATGATTATGGCGGGAAAACAATTCCTTGATTTAATGTTAGAACGTGGAGCGGTTTTGTTGGACACGGAAATTGTATTGGGTGACCCTGAAGAACAATATACTGGTCAACCAGATAAGGTGTGGTTAATGATGAATAAAGAGAAAGATGGATTTGGATTTGTCTCAACAGATTGGAAAACCAATCAACCAAAGAATTTTGAGGTTCAACATTATACGGGTAAATTATATCCACCATTTAATAATTACCACGATAACGCATTGGGTCACTATTACTTACAACTTCCATTATATGGTAGGTTATTATTGAAAATGTTAAAGGGAACTAAGTTTGAAGATACAAAATTATTGGGAAATGTTATTGTTTTATTAAAAGAAGATGGTACTTTTAATGAATATAAAGTTCCACCACAAATCAATAATGCAATTTTAACAATGGACTTATCAAAATATATTAAAAGATGGTAAAAAAAATTATACATATTGCCGACTTACATATTCGTACAATTCAAATGCATGATTTGTATAAAGAACAATTTCAAAAATTGTTGGATGAATTAAGTGTTAAATTTTTAGAATGGGCAGATGAGAATATATCGCACAACGAAATTAGAATTGTTATTGCGGGTGACATCGCACATCAAAAAATTAATATCTCAAATGAACAATTATTATTAACAAGTTGGCTTTTAAAAGAGTTAACTCGTTTTGGTAAGGTTGTAATCATACCGGGTAATCACGATTTCTTAGAGAATAACACACAACGTATGGATAGTATCACACCAGTTGTTGAATTGTTAGACAACCCAAATATAACGTATCTAAAAGATAGTGGAGATTATCTTGATACTGATGGTAACATCCAATGGGTTGTTTATTCATTATACCAACACAATGTGAGACCTGAATTTACAAAACAAGAAGGATTATTAACTGTTGGTTTATTCCACGGACCTATTATGGGATTGTCAACTGATTTGGGATTTGAATTTGAAGATGCGTACGATAGATTAAACTTTAACGATTTAGATTTATTGTTATGTGGAGACATACACAAAAGACAACAATTCACATTACCAAATGGAGGTAAGGCAATTATGGTTGGTAGTCTAATTCAACAGAACTTTGGTGAAACGGTTAAACATCATGGGTACGGAATTTATGATGTACAAACTGATGAATATACATTTCACGATTTACCAAATGAACAACCATTTCTTCATTTCTCAATAAACGATATTAAAGACATTGAAGATGGAAAAGAGACACACCTTAACCTTGGATAAAGAATTTATTCTTTATTGTGAATTAAACAACATAAAAGACATTAGTAAAACTGCTCAGGAAACCTTCGATAGAGGGTTTTCTTTGTTGAAGTATGGTGAAACACCTTTAGGTATTTCGACGATTGTGGAGGTTATAAAAGAAGTTCCGGTAGATAGAGAAGTGATTGTGGATAGGGAAATAAGAGTACCTTATGAAGTAATAAAAGAAGTACCGGTCGAAACTATACGAGAAGTAATTAAAGAGGTAAGAGTTGAGGTTCCTGTCGAAATTGTAAAAGAAGTTCACTTACAAGGTGAGACTATTGTTAATGAAGTTATTAAGGAAATACCGATTATAAAAGAAGTTATTAAAGAAATTGAAGTTGAAAAAATTGTTGAGGTTATTAATACAC